TCCCTTATGTTTTTTAAGATCATAAAGATACTCCTTTCTTATTTGTGCATAAGTCGGTGGTATGTTTGCATTTAAGTAAGCCATAATTTATCCTCATTTTATTGTACCCCAATTTGGTCCAGATTCATAGTCTACTTTGTTTGGTACTTCTAGTTCAACTGCAGATTCCATAATCTCTTTTATTTTATCTGCATTTCCATCAACCGATATATCAAGTTCATCATGTACTTGTATATGCGGTACGATACCTTCTTTGTATAGATCAACCATAGCTTTCTTTGTCATATCAGCTGCTGATCCTTGTATAAGTTTATTGAGTGCTTTGTATGTATAAGCTCTCTTGATCCCTGGTCCGTGTTCCGTGAGCGCTTCTTCGTGAGGCAATGCTTTATGTATCCCGAACTGATTGGGCTCCCATAAATTAAATCTACATCTTCGACCTAGTAAAGTTCTAACTCGACCTCGATCTTGTGCTCTACGCATTACACTTTCCATTAACATTTTTACAAATGGAACTTTGTCATGGTACGTTCTAAATAGATCTTCAGCGTTCTCTTTCGATACACCTAGCTCTGCTTGTAATTTATTTTTACCCATACCATAAAACAAACCAAGGTTAATTGTCTTGGCCTGTGATCTCGGTATGTTAGCCATGTCAGCAACAATTCTATGAAAGTCTGTATCTGGTTCATCGTTGTATGCATCAAGAACTTCTTCTACACCATAGAGTCCATCTAATGCTGCATAATGTGTAACAAGTCTTGGCTCTTGTTGTGAGTAGTCAAAGCAACCCCAGCTACATCCTTCTTCAGGAATAAATAAACTTCTGATCAGTGGTCCAAGTTCCTTGTTCCGTGCTGGTATCTGCTGTAAGTTTGGATTGTTGTAACTGAAACGTCCAGTTACAGTTCCACCTTGATCGGATCTAATTTGATTGATCTCTGCATGAATACGACCTTTATGTGAGTGCTTTAATATGGTATCAATAAAAGTTGTATGTGATTTATTAATCTCTCTAGCACGTGCAATTTGTTGAACGATCGGATGTGGATGGTTTTGTAAAAAATTTTTAGTAAAAGAAGGAGCAGATGTTTTCGCAGTTACGTCATAAGGTAAATTTAGTTTTTCAAAAACTTTGGCAATTGATCTTGCAGCCCATATCTGAATGTCTATTCCTGTTTCTTTTTTTACTTTTAGTAATGCTGACTGTTCTTCTCCAACTAATTTTTTCTTTAATTGGTGAGCTGCTTCTGTATCTACACGCACACCTAAGAATCTCATATCAACGAGGCAAGGAAATAGTTCTGTCTCAAGGTCGAAGATAGATTGTACATCTTCATGTTCAATTTGTTTCTTCATCTCTTGCCATAATTTTAGAGTTAGCACCGCATCTTGCTCGGCATATTCGCCAACATACATTGCAGGTAGTTTATACATCTCTGCCTTGTGATCGATGCCCCAATGCGCTGCAGTTTCCTTCAATACAGCCTCATTTTTGCCGATTCCGACGTAATCACGACCCAAACTACCTAAATCGTATCGAAAGCGATTCTCGTCCACGAGAGAGCCAGCAATCATGGTATCTACTATTCTACCATCTATTTTAAGGCCCATAGACCTAATCCAGCATACATCGTACATTGCATTGTGAAATATCTTAATTGCAGATGTTTTTAGTACATCGGTAAACCATTTTATGACCATATTTTTATCCATGTTACCACCACCTTCGTGTGCAATAGGATAATATCCAGACCAACCTTCAACAGCTACAGCTATTCCAACTACTGCACCATTACCAATAACTGAACCTGAACCTTTTGATTTTAAATCTGGGTCCTTGGTTTCTAAGTCAATTGCAATCTCATCATACTTTGATAAGTCTGGAAAAGATTCTGGCGGCAGCCACTCTGTCTGTGGTTTAAATATTGGTTTGTTTTGGTTCATAAATATGTTTACTCTCTATAGTCTTATTAAGTTTATCTTTATTACTAAATGCATATAAAGCCGCGTTATAGTCATGAGGAAATATTTCCCATGATAAATCTTCTAGTCCTAAATAAATTTCTAAATCAAATTTATATTTTTTATTAATACTAATAGTTTTTACAATCCTACTTGCTTTTGGCATTTTTCATATCTTTCAATTTTTTTATTTCTAAGTCACAATAGTGCTTGATCTTCTCCAGATCTTCTACACCATTTTTATGTAAATATCTACAAACATATTTCACAACGTTGCCCTGGAAAAAACTCAAGTCGTTTTTAGAAATAAATTCGTAGGGTTGAATGTGAAAGTCCTTGTAGTGATTCCCGCCTATTTGTCTGTCTTGAGGAAAAGCTTCCTCAAATATATCTTTGTTCGTCATAGATTGTATGCCTTCTTTTTTTGTGGTTGTATTATATATAAATTTTTTTCTGTTCTTGTGCATGCAACATAAAATAATCTATGTGTATCATCTGGATCTTTTTGATAATCAACAAATGCTGCACCAGATAAGTCTGTTGTTACAACTACATTCTCTCTTTCGTTACCCTTAACACCGTGTATAGTTGATATACTGATTCTAGGATTTTTATTTAGATCTTCTCCATTTTCAATTAATTTTTTTATTTTCTTTATATCTTCATCACCTACTTCATCTAATGCTTTATCCCACTCAGCTTCTGTTTTAAGTCCATATTTCTCTTTTAAAGTATCTATGTCATAGAAACCATCTTTGATTATTGTTTTAAATAACTTTGGATCCCAGTTATCTTTGGTCATCTTTGCAACAATCTTCTTAATATCATTATAATGTAAAGGTATACCTTTTCGTAAGTCATTCCATTTCAATATAATTTCATAGATATTTTTTACTCTTGGTACAGCATTTCTTCTTTGCCAATACAATTCTTTTTCATCTAGTATTTCTCCAATTTCAGCCAACATGTAGTTAGCTGATGCTAACACCAACCATCTACCATGTGAAAAATCTACTTCATGAAGATCATTACATTTTTTAACAGATCCTTCTTCTTCTTTTGGTAACCATTCTTTTTCTACTCTATCACTTACTTTTTTTATTATTTTATTTGCAAGCTCAAAAGGTTCTTGTGGTACTCTTTGTGATTGATTTAATATAGTTCTTTTACCTTCTAAGTTTATAAATGTACTAACATGTGCACCATTCCATTTGTATATAGCCTGGTCATCATCACCTGATATGTATGAGTCTTGTGCCTTCTCTTCTATCTTCTTAACTAATCTCCATTGCGTTAAACTTAAATCTTGTGCTTCATCAACAAACATAACTCTTAAACTTGGTGCTTCACCATTCGCTATAAATTTATCTAGCATATCTGGAAAGTCAATCAAACCATGTTGTTCTTTATATCTTTCTAATTCTTCAATTATTATTTTTAATTTATCTAATTGTATTTTATTATTGTTATGTAAATTATAAAATTTTATTGGGTCCATCTCTTTTGATCGCGCTAAATTTATTAACTGTATGTATGGATCTGGAGAATAAAATATACCTTCATAGTCTTCATCTTGTTTTGCACCTTCTAATTCTAGTTTCATTTTTTCTGATAATTCTTTGTAGTGCTTTGGTTGCATTACTTGATTTTTATTTACACCTAATTGATTAAAACAAAATGAATGTAGTGTTTGAAAGTATGGTACATCGTTGTAAGACAGTTTAAATTTATCCACCGCTCTTTGTTTACCTTCTTGTGCAGCGTTCTTACTAAATGTAAAATAACCAATTTTATCTGGTGGTGTGTTAGCTAAAAATTTTTCTATGTGTCCTAGTAATGTATGTGTTTTACCTGTACCAGGTGGTCCATAAATTATATGTCTCATTAGTAATTCTCTTTCTTAAATGTTTTTGGTTTGTATGTTTCAATTTTTTTGTCAAACCTTGCTACAACAAATACAGATATTTTTGTTTTACCTACACGTTTAGTTGTGCAGTTCAGATCATCTTTTAACATTTGTGATGTTCTTTGATATGGAACTCTCCAATGTTTTCTTGATAAATAGTTGTTAAAGAAGTTATCAAATACAAAGTGATGAAAGCCATCTTTAGTATAAGTACCACCATTACGTAGATCTTCGTAATCATCTTTCTGTATTCTGTTTACACAATAATCTTCCAAGTAATTATTCAATATATCTTTTGTACTTGTACCTTCTGCAGGTTCTGTAATTTCTGCATTAGTTAATAATGCACCAGTAATTTTTTTCCAATCACCTGTTTTAACACTAGGTGGATTTATTCTTAATTGTTTAATACATTCTTCTTGAAATAAAACTTGATTAGCTAAATGTTTTGCTGAGTCTAAGTACAGTCTATCACCATCAACGTTTAAGTAGTAATATGGTTCTTCTAAATTAACTACTTGTAGATCTGTCAGACTTGGAAACACTGGTTCTTGACCTATACCAAATTTTCTTTTCTTACATAATTTTTTATCACACAAACTACACATAGGTTGGTCATTACATTTATAACCCCATTCTTTTTTATCATGTTGTTTTGTGATTATATTTACTTCTGTGTCTGACAATGGTTGTTCCATTGCAGTCTCATTAAATACTATTACTTTTGATTTCCAATTGTCTGGCCATTTAGATTTTGCATACACACCATAATGAAATAGTGCATTGTTTCTACCACCTTCACCAATTTTATTTTCTGCCATAAGTTCTATACATGGCGGTCCATCAGAGTATGGTGTCTCTGGTCTTTTAACTTCTATTGTTTTGATGTCTTGTTGTTTATATCTTTCGTAGAGTTCAAAAAAAGCATCTATACTAGCAGCTTCACCATCCTCCATAAAGGCATATCTTGTTGTCTGACCACAATTAAAATATGGTAAATTTAAAAAGTTTCCTGTATCATCTTTTGATTTTAATTCTCTTTGTTTTGGAAATACTTCTGATCCACCATAACCTAATACAGATCTAATCTCATTTAATTTATCTTGCATCAAACCTGCTGATACATAATCTTCTGTAAATAAAAATACATGAGCACCACCAGACTTTGATCTACATACGACTAATGGTAATTGAAATTGTTTTATCTTACTAATTAATTTTTTGTGATCAAATTCTGCGTAAGAATCTATGTCTATACATCCCCACTTACATTTGTTGTCATCATTGATTGGTATAATACCTAAACTGTCAGCACCATCTAAATGCTTTTGCCACAACTCATCTGTGACTGGTTCTCGTTTAACAAACGATTTACCTTTAATCTTGTTACCGTCACCATTTGATTCACCAACTAAAGTGACACCATGTGCACGGTCTAATCCATAAAATATATTTTTAAATCTTTCTATCATACAAAATAAAAGTGGGCGTTGCCACTCTCGCTTAGACGCCCACTACCTAGGATACTGGTTAGTAGTTAGAAGAACCTTTTGTAGTTTCTTCTGATCCATGCTTCGCTTGGATTTCACCTTTGCCAACTGATTCTGCAAATGACTTAGCCATATCATATACAGCTTTGTCTGTTACAGGACCAACTTTAGATACATCCCAACCAAACCATGTTCCTTTGTCATTAGACATCTGAACGGTAGATAGTTGATAAATGTGGCTATAAGTAGGCG